CGATTCGGATGTCGCTGTACGTACCCGAGTAGCCGTGTAGAGCCGTCCTCACCTTTTCGGCGAGTTCCTGTGTTACCTTTGCCGTCTTACCCCAACAATCAATTGCCACAACGGGCATCTTGAGTCCGGAGTACCCTGTAAAGCTCTCGACCTGAGTGCCGTAGGTCGTTTGGTAGGTGATCGCAGGAAAAGTTGGATTGTCCGGCATTCTTACGCGGTAAATACGAGTCCCAACTACCGCTGCAACGGCGGCATCATTGGCCAGAATGTTGTAAATCGCGTCCTCTAGCGTTGCCATACTCAAGTAATCTTGGCCATCTTTGCCCTTGCTTTATCAATCTGCTTCTTTATCTCAGGGAGAAGGTTGTCTCGCACTACGTTAATGAGCCGCTCTTTGTGGGCCTCAAACGTTGGGCCAATGAAGGGCCGAGCGGGAACATGGCCAATTGTTTCCTTGGTCTTTCCACCGCCTCTGCGCTTCAAGGTGTGTCCAAACTCAACGAACTTCGCGTAGAAAACACCTTTTATCCCTGCATTTGCCCCAGCTTCATCGGCCCTTCCACGGCGAGCCCGAAAGCCTTTCTTCAGTGCCCCAATGGGATACTTTTCAGCCATCTTGCTTCCCTTGGGGTTTGAGCTTCCACCCACCGGAGCCGCCTTTTTAAGCTCGGGCACAATCTCCTGAGCCGCCCGAAAGGTCGCCGTCCTCATTGCGTTCTTGTGCAGGTTAGGGCCAATCTCTTTGAGCATCTCAAGCAACCCATCGAGCCCTTTCACGAAGTCATCGCTCATTAGTAGACCGCCTCCGCCGTAATATCCAACTCTTCTCGATAGCCGACCTCGGCCAGTCCCGTAATTCGCCAAGTGAGTCCCGCGTATGAAATCTGCATCTCGGGACTGATGTCATCACGAAAGTACACACGAAAGTTACTGACCCTAATCGAGTGCTTGGCTTCTGTGGCGTATCGCTCATCCATTCTCATTGGACGCTCATTTGCCCAGACCCTGCACAGAGTCGTCCATGTGGAGTTCGCATCGCCATCGGTATTGACCGTCGTGCGTTCCTGAATCGTAATGAGCCTGTTCTTTGCCCCAGGATTGCCAGCCACTACGCCTCCCAGATTTTGTAGGCATCAAGGGCGTAGCCGAGCGTCTTCGGCACTTCCATTGCTGCACCGCCGCCAACTACTACGGGAGTTCTGTTAAGGTAGAAGTGCGATGCGAGTGCAATCACAATGAATCTCAATCCCTCTGGAACGCTGGTGTAGCTGGTCCCATATCCCGCTGTGAAGTTCACCGTTACGGCATCGAATCTGTCGTCGGTTGTGGGATAGGTGAGATTCTCCTTCACTACGACCTTGGGGCGAATTGACGTGGTATCGATGTAGTAGTTGCTGTCACTCCATGTCAGTGCAGCACCACCGCCGTCGTAGTATTCGACACTCTCGACGCTGACAAGCGGAAAAAGAGGAATGAGAATTGGAGCATCCCCAACAGGAAATGCCGGAAGTTCGAGCTTCACAGTTCTGTTGATGAGAGCCCGTCCAGTCTTTACCTCAACGAGATGCGTTGCCGCTTTGACGTACATCTGCATTAATGCGTCCTCATCAGTATGAGTGACGCGAAGTGAACTCTTTAGTTCGGATAAACTGATGGGCAACGCCGATGGGGAAGACGTTTCAATCCAAGGCATGAAGTTCCTTAGTTACCGGACCTCGTGAGGCGGCTTGTCCGCAACCTCAATTCGTTTTTCTGTGCCCCTACACACAATCTCCACGAGGCCGCGAATATAGAGATTCCATGCCTCATCTGTGGGTACAGACACTTCATGCTCCGGCCCGACGACATCGCCAGACCGGAGCTGAAGATTTTCTACTTTGGGTCTAACCCTTATCGCCATTACGATAATGCGTCAGGCAGAGTTTGACTTTGGTATCGAGCACATCGACCAAATGCAATCACGCATCCAGTCACAGGATCATTGACACCCTCAGTGAGCTTGAGAGTAACGAATGGCTTGTCAGCTGGGAGCTTGGCCATTTCAACTTCAATCTCGTAGATCGTGTCTTCGTTCGCTGTGGTGGTGAATCCAGATGTCGTTGCATCTGTGATAGTGCCCCATACAGCAGAAGCACCAGTGGTCTTCTTTCTGTACTTGAACTCTACCGCTTCAGCACTTGTTCCGGATGCATCAGTTCCAGCTTGCACAGTGACAACAGCGGTTCCAGTGTTGGTTCCAGCAGTGGCCTGTGAAAGATAGAACGAGATCTTGTCAAAGTACTTTGAGTTGATGTAGTCGCCAGCAGGATTGGTGTTGTACCTATCTGCGGCTGCCGAGTGACAATTAATTACTGCAAATTCTTCTGATAACATATTCCTCCAAATTTGGCGGGGTATTACCCCCGCCGTTAGTCAACTATGGGTTACCGAGCCTCAAGCGTAATGTACGAGCTGAAGGTATCCGAACCCTTGTACGGCGTGAGTGCCGACTTGAACTTAGGTTGACCATCTGCGCGGTACACGAACCTGAACGCCGTCTCGCTCTTCTCGAATGATACGTGGATGGACTGAGCAGCGTTGATGCCGCCCTTGTCAATCCAGAGGTACTTCTTCGGATTGAAGAGGAAGATATCACCTAGGTCACCGATAGCCGAGCATTGCTCCATTGCGAACGCTGGGAGTCCGAGGATGGTGTTCACAGGAACGCCACCAATCATATTTCCAGTAATTCCGCCATTGAGCATTACAGGGTAAGAGGTAGAACCGACAGTCAACGAGAGAGTCATGAGCTGTGACTTACAGCCTGGATTGTATATCCACACTGCGCCAGCAAGATCCTCTTCGTGCAAGCGACCAAGCATCTTAGCGAGGTTGTTTGCATTGATTGTGTCTGCTGTTTGAGATCCCTCTTTTGCTTGAGTAACCAACGCAGGGCAGTTCAGAATACCGAGTGGCTTTCCAGAACCGTTACCGCGAACGATTGCATCATCAATCTTGAATCCGAACTCACGTCCGAACTCAGTCTTGATGAAGGACTCCATCAATGGAGCATCTTCAAGCAACTCGTCTGTAAGGTAGCAAAGGCCAGTGAGCTTCTTGAGCTTCAACTCAACCTTACCAAGTTTTGGCTTGCTCTTTGTGTAGGTATCAGCTTCGCCTTCCCAGTATGCCTGAATTCCACCAGCTCTTGAGCCATCTACGCGAGATGTCTCATCAACTGTCGGGAATGCCATGCTGTTAGACTGAGACGAGATACTGTACTTATCAACTCGACCAGCGAGCTTTCCAGTCTCTTGAGCAACTTGAAGAAGCTGATTGCTTCCATCCTGTTGCACCAAGAATCCACCTTCTGCCATGATTGACTCTTGAAGGCCAGTGGCTGCACGCATAATGCGATTCGACCGCTCTAGCTTCTTTGCAATCTCAGCATTGGATGTGCTGTATGGCTCCATGCCGATGCGCTTAACTGCAAGCAGTTGCTCACCGAGAGACTTCCACACGATGCACTTTCCGTTCTCATCTTCGCCTTCATCGCGAGTCACTTGAACGTGAAGCGGTGCGGTTGTGCCCTTGCTTCTCTCTTCGTTCTCCTTGATGAGCTTTTCAGCACGAGCGATGTTTCGCTTTACTGTCTCAAGCTCTGCCTCAAGAGTGTCGAACTCCTTTGCCTCATCCTCGGAAACTCCTCGCTTCTCGGCTTTGGCTGTGTCTGAAATCGCATTCATGCGCTCCAGAACCTCTGAATACCTTTTACGCAATAACTCTAAATCCACAAATCCCCATAAAAGAGAAATAGACGTTTAATACAACTATGCTGCTTCGTGATTAGTAACGATGGACGGTCATAGGACCGTTGGAGGTTACGAGATGGCACGTGGTGGACTCGAAGGAGCTACCGGGACATGACATCGCCTAAGATGAGATTGCAACAACTAGAGGGTTGCGCGCAAGCACCGAACTTTGAGTTCGAAGATTGACGGATCAAAAGTAATGACCACGGG